CGGAAGACGCTGCTAAGGCAGAAGATCCTTCAATCCATGATCTTAAGAAAACTATTTCCGGTCTTGAGGAAAAGCTCAAAGAGGTCACGGATGCCCTACACGAGCAGCAGATGAAGGCTGATCGAGAAACTCGGTTGAAGAAGGCGGGGATTCCGAGTGAATTTTCCCAATTTCTTCGAGACGATGCAGACCTCGAGGCCTTTTCTGATGCTCTTAAATCTTCCGCACCTACTAATGCAGATGCGGATGCCTCAACGCCATCTCTCCCCACCGTGGGAGCGCGGAATCCAGGTGGAGAGGTACTGAGCGTGGATGAGTTGCTTGAGCGAGCCACGCAGAACAACGATAGGGAAGCGATTTCTTTGCTGAAAATTGCAAAACTTGCTTCTGTAGCTAACTCTCTATAGGAGGAGAAAAATGGCCGGTATCACTGGTCTCGGAACGCAGTATAATCTGCCGAATTATGTGGGTGAGCTCTTTTCTGCTTCCCCCGAGGACACTCNNNNGATTGGTGGTCTGACTGGCGGAGAGCCTGTTGGAGCAACTTTCTTTGAGTGGCAGACCTACGATCTGCGAGATGCAGAAGATGGTCGACAGCGTACTGAGGGAGCTAAGGCTCCTGAAGGTGAGGCTCGCGTTCGTGCAACGCATCGTAACGTCCTTGAGATTCACCAGGAAGCTGTTGAGATCTCGTACACTCGTCAGTCGATTACCCGACAGCGCTCGACCGATGGCGCAAAGACTGTGAATATCGGTGGGACGGTTACTCCCGTCGATGAGATTCAGTGGCAGGTCGACCAGCAGCTGAAGCAGATTGCCCGTGACGTGGAAAAGTCTTTCCTCACTGGCACGCTCCAGGATCCTACGGATAACACCACTCCTCGCAAGACTCAGGGCATCCTTGGTGCGATCACCACTAACGTTGTCGCCGGTTCCGGTGCACTTACAGAGGATCTCGTTCTCGACCTTATGCAAAAGGTTTGGGAAAAGGGTGGCATCCAGGAGTCTGAGACTCGTACCATTCTGGTGAGCGCGAAGATGAAGCGCGCTCTCTCAAAGATCTTCATCAAGGATGCACGATACGCAGAATCCTCGCGAACCGTGGGTGGTGTTAACCTCCAGACCATCGAAACGGATTTTGGTTCCTGCAATATTATGCTCGATCGTAACGTTCCTGCGGATACTCTTGCGGTGGTTTCGCTGGAGGAATGCAAGCCTGCATTCCTCGAGATCCCTGGTAAGGGTCATTTCTTCCTGGAGCCGCTGGGTAAGACTGGTGCTTCGGACAAGTTCCAGCTGTACGGTGAGATCGGTCTCATGTACGGATCTGAGCTTCACCACGGAAAGCTCACGCTCTCCTAAGCATTTCATTAGGATGGGTGGTGGAGCAAAATTCTGCCACCCATCCTAGGCTCCGAGAAAGGCCGCGTAATGATTAAAATTGTTTCTTCTAAGTATCCTGATCTTCTCGTCCGGTTGGAATCTGCGAGTATTCAGTTTGAATCGGGTGAAGCTGTTTTGGACGATCAGAAAGCCGAGAAAGAATTTCTGGACTTCGTGAAGCGTTCCGAATTCTTGGGACTTGAAATCGTTGAAACTTCTTCCGACCAGAAGCCATCGAAGAAGGCTGAAGACTCATCGAAGAAGACTGAGGATCCGGCGGATTCCGAGAATTTGGTGTGATTCATAATGACCGGCGAACGACCTTTTGCCTCCCAGAATGACGTGCTGTCTTGCTTTACTGGAGCCGAGTACGCACGGGTCTCGGTGAACCCAACTAGGATTAACACCCTAATTAGTCAGGCGAGCGCACTTATACGCCATAGGTGTCCTGGCTATTCTTCCGCTCCTGCGGAGGTGCTAACCTTGGTCACTTGCCGGATTGTTTGCCGCGCGCTCAGGAATCGAGGAGAGGGTGTCCCCGGGGATGTTACACAGATCACCCAGTCCACCGGACCATTCAGCACCTCCATGTCGTGGAACTCATCGGTAGGTGAGGTATTTCTTACCCGACAGGATCGTGACGATATTAACGGTTTTTCGGCAGCGTTTTTCGGTGATGCTGATACCCTTTTTGGCGGAGTGGTTACGCATGGCGCAGCCACACATGGTGGAGGTTTAGACAGGGGAAGCCAGGATACCCCTACCGATTCCCCTAAGCATCCAGATACAGCTGCCGGACACGATCCAGCACGTATTAACGAAGACCAAGAGATGGATCACCTATGATACCTAGCAGCTGGAAGGTTATGATTCAAAAAATCATACCTGATGAGTCTGTTAAACCGGATCCGCTCGGAGCATATCCAAAATACAAACGGAACCTGTCGACACGTATGCTCGGATATGCTCTGGTAGAAAAGATCGAAACTGAGTCCGATTCTTCCCCTGGGGCGGATAGATCCTTTAAGGAAGAGCTCATGGTGTACTGGGGTGCCGAGGATAAAAGACCGAGCTATATCTCTCCGCAGGATCGGTTCTTTGTACTCGAATCCATATGGGAGCCTGTTGGTGGTCTGGTGGAATACCCGCTGGGGGTAAAACTTAAACTACGAAAGGTAGGAGCACAATGGATTCAACCAGCGTAGTGATTGATAAGGCTTCCGTGGAGAGCTTCCTTAGGAGCAAAAGTGTTCAGGATCTTGTTCTTAGCTCCGCTGAAAAGATTTCACAGAAAGCCGGTGACGGATTCTCGGTAGAGCTGCGAGTTGGTTCAGATCGAGCTAGGGCATACGTGCTGGCGGAAACACGTAAAGCAAAAATTCTCCAGGCTAGGAATCACGTTTTGGAGCGAGCGGTCGGAGGTGGGCTGTGAAAAAGACATCTTTTGATGCCCAGTTGTACATTGTGAAATACCTTTCGGACTTCTTTTCCTCTCTGGGTGGGGAACTTAAAGGAACCAAAGTGTCCGGTCTGAGAGAGGTAACTGGTTATCCTGGATTCTTTGTTCATGTTTTCACAACCGGAGGCAGTGGAGTTGGTAGCAGGATTCTGTACGAATCCCAAATCACCATAGACTCCTATGCCTCAACCTCCTGGTGGGCTGGGGAGCTTGCCAGAACAGTGAGTGATGCTATGCATGCTCTACCAGAAGTTCCTGGACCGATAGCTCTAGTTAGGTCTCCTGCTCCAGCTGAGCTTCCGGATCCAGATACAGACCTGCGTCGGTACTCATCGACGTATCGGATCACAGTCAGACTCTAATAGCAGAAGGAGCTATACCAATGGCAAAGACTAATGCTGATTTTGCGTTTATGGCAGGATCGGAAAAAGATACCCTGTACTTGGGTCCCGTTTCTACGGATCTCTCTACAGTGACCTCACTTACTGGAGAAGTCCCCGCTGGAATGGTGGACGTGGGCTGGATTAGCGAAGACGGAATCACGCTGGGTATGTCGGACAGCGTGGATAAGATTCGCGGACACCAGGGCCACAACGTTGTCCGAACCTACATGTCGGACTCGTCTACCACTGTTAAGGCTTCCATCCTGGAATCCAAGCTGGAGTTGCTTAAGAAGTACCTGGGTGCTCTTAAGACCGAAAAGGTCACACAGGCAGGATCCGCAGCTATTACCCGTATGGAAATTTCCGCATCCCGAAAGGTTGAGACAATGTGCGGAATCGCCGACCTGTTCGACGTTTCCACCGGTAAGCAGCGACGTTACATCTTCCCGCGTCTGGAGTTGGGTGAGCGAAGCGACACCACATTTAAGGTTGGTGAGCTTACCGTTTACGAGTACAATCTCGAAGTGCTCGAGAAGTACATTCTCTTGTCCGACGAGACCGGATTGGCCGTGGGTTGACCCGAGGGTAAGAATCTGCCATTCCGGTGCTGCTTCCTGTTCTCCCAGCACCGGAATGGTCACTTAAATTCATATTAGAGAGAACAGGGTTTATTTAAGGAGAACAATAATGGCTACCACAAAGAAGACACCCTCCGCTGCCGAGGTTGCACGACGAGAAGCGCAGTCCAAGAAGGATACGGGAAAGCTGATTTCTGTAACAGTTGACGGAATTTCCATTGACGTAGATCCGTCTGAGGTGGATGATTTCGATGCCATGGTGCAAATGGAAAATGGCGATTTCCGACCTATGCTGGGTCTGATTATTCCGGATGAGAATCGTAGGAACGAGGTGCTGAATTCTCTGCGAGAAGATTCCGGAAAGCTCCGGTATTCTGCTGTTGCGAATTTTGTCCGAGGCGTTTTTGAGGAAATCGGCAAGGGAAACTGATTGGCCTCGCAGGATTTTTAACCAGAAATTGGGAAATCTTAGAGGCTGATTTTCAGTACACCTATCATCTTGACCTAACTGGCATCTTTTCAGGTGAGCTAACATTCAGGAAGGTCAAAGTCTTACTGGATAATCTCCCTGCCGGTTCCCTGTTTAGGAAGCAGCAGGGAGGTGCCGCAGCTTGGTCAGACGAAGTGAGCGCGGTTTTTGCCGCTGGTCACCGGATTGAGGGTATAATTGTAACAGCCCTAGGAGGGAAGAAGGGAGATGTTCCTCCTCCTGCGAAGCCTCCAGAAGAAGGATGGTTCAAGCAGGCACAGGCTGATCAAGCTCGTAAAGAAGCTATAGCACGGCGATGGGTTTCAGCACACACGTAAGGAGTTCCTAGAATGGCGGAAAACGGTTTTAACCTCGGAACCGCATGGATTCAAATTTCTCCCTCCCTGAGGGGTCTGAATGCATCCGTCAAAAAGGAACTTGGTGGTGTAGACACAAAGCCAGCAGAGGCTAAGATTGAGTCCGGTCTTGGTGGGGCCTTTAAGCGCGCTGCCAAGACCGGAGCAATCGTTTTAGGATCCCTTTCTGCAGTTGGAGCAGCGGTTGGCTTTGCGGACGTAGCTAGGGAGGCCATTAAAGCCTCCGACGCCACGGACAAATTTAAGAACACCCTGTCTTTCGCTGGGGTGGCTTCTAAGGATATCGGGAAGCTCACCGCAAATACAAAGAAGTATGCCGATGAAACGGTGTACGAGCTATCAGATATTCAGAGCATTACTGCTCAGCTGGCTGCTAATGGTGTTGAAGGATACGACCGTCTGGCTGAGGCAGCGGGTAACCTGAATGCTGTTGCCGGTGGAAACGTCGACACCTTTAAGTCCGTGGGCATGGTCCTGACGCAAACAGCAGGACAAGGTAAGCTCACCTCTGAAAACTGGAACCAGCTTGCTTCGGCTATTCCTGGTGCTTCCGGTAAGATTCAGGAAGCACTGCTTAAGAATGGTGCGTACACTGGTAACTTCCGTGACGCAATGGCCAAGGGTGAGATTACCGCTCAAGAGTTTAACCAGGCCATCCTAGACCTCGGATTTACAGATGTAGCTAAGCAGGCCGCCACCAGCACCTCTACGATTGAGGGTGCGTGGGGTAATCTCCAGGCTGCTCTAGTCACCGGTGGGATGGGCATTGTCGATAGGCTTAAGCCAGCGATCACTGGATTTATGGGAGCGATTGCTAACGGTGCAGAATCCGGTTTTGCCTGGCTTAACGATAAGCTGTTCCCTGCACTAACCTCTGTGTGGAACTTTATATCCTCAGGCAATTATGACGGCAACCTGTTTGGTCTCTCGTCTAACTCAACTGTTCTCGTAGCTCTCGGGAAAATTCGTGACGCTGGGGTATCCCTATATGAGTGGGTGTCCGGAACGCTCGTTCCCGGAGTTAAAGCGTTCTTTGATTTAGCTGTAAACGGTGATTTTACCGGAGATTTCTTTGGTTTAGAGGAAGACTCCGGGCTGGTAGATTTTATCCTAACCATCCGGGATAACGTCATTGACCTCTGGGGATTCCTTCAGAGCACGGTGATTCCTGGAGTTACCGGATTTTTCAGCGCTGTTGTTGGGTCCAGCTTCTGGGGAGTTATCGGTGGGTTCTTCGGGTCACTAGTACAGAACAAAGTTGTCCTCTCAGCCGTTGTAGGTGGGTTCATTGCCTGGAAGACAGTTACAGCTGGAATCTCACTAGTGAACTTAACTCGTGAGATTATTAACAACACCCGAGCATTCGTGCTATCCAAGGTCGCTAAGGCGCAGGATCTGGCTCAAACCGTTGCCCTAAAAGCCATGTATGCCGGAGATTTTATCCGTTCCATCATACAGCAGAGCATTCAGGTGGGTAAGGCCACGGCAATGTGGGTGGCTAAAAACTCTGCGATGGTCGCTGCACGAGTGGCTACGGCAGCCTACACCGCTGCACAGTGGCTGCTTAATGCTGCCCTGAACGCTAACCCAATCGGTCTTATTGTTGCTGCTATCGCAGCGCTGGTTGCCGCACTGGTGGTTGCCTACAACAAGTCCGAAACGTTCCGCAACTTCATTAACGGAATGTGGGAGAGCATTAAGAGCGTAATGGGCTCAGTGGTTTCCTGGATGCAGAGCTTTATCGCACCAGTGTTCTCAGCTGTTTGGACTGGGATTAAAACAGTGGTCTGGGTGGTTGCCACTGCCATTGCCGTACAGGTGGAGCTGATTAAGACTGTTATTGGTGCGGTGGCTGACTTTATAGTGACGTATGTGTGGCCTTATATCCAGACAGCTTGGGAAGGGATCAAGGCTGGAGCAGAAATTCTGTTCTCAGCACTCCAGGCTATCTGGTCGGGAATTCAGATAGCTGTTCAGGCAGTCGCTGACTTCTTCGTGGCGTATATTCTTCCCGTAATATCGTCCGTGTGGGATGGCATTAAGGAAAGGGCCTATGCCCTATACAGCGGAGTTATGCTAATCTGGTCGGGTATCCAGACAGCTGTCCAGGCTGTTGCCGATTTCTTTGTGTCGTATGTTCTTCCCGTAATATCGTCCGTGTGGGATGGCATTAAGACCGGAGCGTCTTATCTGTGGTATGGGATTCAGTCCGTCTTCGGGTGGATCCAGTCATGCGTACAGTCGGTTGTTGGTTGGTTCCAGACCTATGTGGCTCCTGTAATCTCATCCGTGTGGGACGGTATCTCAAGCGGAGCGCGTGCCCTGGGTGATGCCATTAGCTCAATCTGGAACGGCATTAAGAACGCGATTAACTCCGTAGCCTCCTGGATGTCCGGGACGCTGCAGTCCGTTATCGGTGGTGTTACTGGAGGCATCAAGAGCGCCTTTGAGTCCATGAAGTCTGGTCTAGAGGCCATCTGGCGAAGTGTTAAGAGCGTGGTTGCTGCTCCTATTAACTTCGTTATCAACACGGTTTACACTAACGGAATTAAGAAGACCGCTGACAGCATGGCTGAAAAGCTCGGTTTGTCGTTCCGACTCCCTGCCGTTTCTCCGATTTCAGAATACGCTTCCGGTGGTGTTCTCCCCGGATATTCCCCTGGTAGGGACATCTACCACTTCTTTAGCCCAGACGGAGGAGGCGCTTTAGCACTCTCCGGAGGGGAAGCCATTATGCGTCCCGAGTGGGTTCGCGCTGTGGGTGGTCCTGAGGCGGTGGCTCGAATGAATGCTGCAGCTCGGTCACATGCTACGTACATCCCCGGTGGCGACACTGGGGTTCGGTTCGCTGCATATGCGGATGGCGGAATCTGGTCTGGAGCTAAGGGAGCATGGGAATGGTTTAAGGGAGCCGCTGACACCGTGGGGAAGCTCATTGCTGACCCGATTGGAGCCGTTGCATCCTTCATTAAGAAGCCTGTCGATGCTCTTATGAGCATGCTTCCCGGAACAGGAATGATCGCTGACTCAATGAAGGCGACTCCTGGCGTTTGGATTGACGGTTTTGCTAACTGGCTCAAGGGATCTACTGCAAAGATGGGCTCGACTGGTCTTGTCAACTCCGCTCGGCAAGCCATTGGTGTTCCCTACGTGTGGGGTGGCTCGGCTATACCTCCGGGA